AATAGCGTTCCAATTGGTTAGGCTCTTCAGAAATGCACGCGCCTTCTTCTCTACTCGTTCGGCGAGGCTTCCTGCCTCGCCTTCTTCTTCGATTTTTTTGCTTGTGCTGCTTTCACCTCCGCATCTTGTTCTTCGGCGATAAATTCCAGCATCCTACTTTGCATCTCGCGAGTCATAGTCTTAGTGTCGTCAACGGACCAGTCGTCAAGACGCTTCCAATCCTCGCCAATTTTGCCTTCGCCACGACAGCGCATAAAGGCAGTAATCAGCTTGGCATTGCCAAGCTCTGCAGAGCCACCAGAGGTGACCATGGAAAGGGTTTCTTCTGTGTACTCAGAAAGAAGTTCGGCTTCTGAAAATCCGCCACCACCCTGCAGCATTTCAAAAGCTTCATCCAAAGGGATAGCCTTTGCGGCAGCAATCTTCTTGGCAAGCTGCACTGCCTTGATCGTGCTCTGACTTTGAGCTTTGGAGATTTCCTCTTGCTCAATGCTTTCAGCAACTAACCAGCCACCATGACGCTGTAGGCGCAGGGTCGGAGTGAGTTCAAAGTAGCTGGTCTCTTCGGAGGCCAGCAGAAAGCTGTACTTGCTCATAATTCAGAATGGCCAACGGCACATTAAACGCCTTGAGACGCTCGCCTTTGATACGCACGTCTTCTGGCAGTTCAATCAAAAACGAATGTTGCTCGTTTGAGATTCTAATAGTCGTTTCCGAGAAAGAAATAACACACAAGATGCCGGCTTCTAACGTTGGGCCATCGACCTTGGCGTTAATTACATGGACCTCGCCAGAGTCGCTTTCTAGGTAGTCAATGGGACCATCAACCATTCAGGCTTTGATCGATGCGAGTCATTAGTCTATCCTTGATTTCGCTTTGATCAAACAAATATTCCGAAGCCAGTTGATCGGTCCAGCGTCTTGGCTCCCTGGAATAAGGACCTTGCCCCTCGTGTACAAACCAAGCATATTCTTCGCCGCTGGAGTTTTTAGCGTTCCAATGCCAATTTGCTTGTCCCTTGTTCGCATCACTTGAATACTCATAGGACTCAACCCCGCTGTCATATAGTTTTTCTGTATCCAAAATATTCCGAGGGTCGCCAACTACTTCGCCGTTTTTTCGGAGAGTAGGAGGCCCCTCATACGGATATTGCTCTTCAAATTTTTCTCGCCAATATTGCCCATTCACATCTTCCTCTGTCCACACTTGAAAAGCATCGAGCAAAGCTTTTTCCAAGTCCTTGGTGCCAGTAATTCTTGCAATCCCAGCCATCGGCTTTCCTCACTCGTAGGCAGTTGGTCGATACTGAGTCATAATTTCAATGTCAGGCAGAATGAATCGGGCATATTGATATTCGCGATCACTCGAAGGAAAACCTTGTAATGTGGCATCAGGAAAATGGCGCAGAATTCTTGTCACAGCCTCGTCCATGTTCTCACTAGAAGGATCGTACTGCGATAGCACAACTTCCCATGCCTTACGCATCTCCACCATCCCCATTAACGGGCGGCTGCGGCGTGTTGGATACTGCCTGATAGACGCCTCCATGCCACTCACCTTCCATCCCTTTGGCAAGCCGCTCCTGCCATCCACCCATAAGGCTGGCAGTGTGGTGCCGTTGGGCAGCGTGTAGCTGCCCAACAAGCCTGCGAGCAATTGCGAAATTGTATCTCTTACTTGCAGGATGTTCATACTAATAAAATAGCCCCCTTTCGGGGGCTTGTGAGACTTCTCTTACGGGAAGAATTAGGAGTTGGGAGCAGTGGGCAGAATGGCGCCAGAGATGGTGCAACGGCCGGTGCCGTACTTGCTACGGCTCATCAGGTCGAAGGTGGTCTCAACAAGGTTGTCAGCGGGATAGCTCTCGTTGTAGTTCATCACCGTGGCAGCGAAACAGGTGAGGTCGTAAGTTTGACCGCCAAGGTGTTTGAAGATTTCCACATACACTTCAAAGTCTTTCTCAGTACGACCGCGCAGGATGACGTTCATCGCTTCATCGTACGCAGTTTCGTCAATGGTGGAGCCATCCACATCTTTCTGGAAGTAAGAAGTGATAGAAGCTTGGCAACGCTGGGTCACTTTCACGCTATCAGCGAAACCGCCACCACCAAGCAGGTAGTATTCTTGTTCGCCGTCGTTGAAAGAAACAGAAGCATTGGTCACGCCGCCCAGAAAATACATATTGGCGGGCACGCCAGATGAGGGGCGGGTCAGAACACCGGAGCTAGCCGGAGTGATCACAGGACGAGTGGCACCAGTCAAGGCACCCACATACACGATGGTGTCCTGACTCTTGATGATCTGAGTGGGATGTTGGATGGACATTGAAACAATGCGAAGGAGCGTGATTAACGATTAAGGACACTTCCTGCTCCCACAACTCTAAAGTAGCCGTGGATAGGGGTGCCCAAAAACTGACGGTAGTGGTCAGTCATTTCAGTCGTAGGGAGTAGTTCAAAACGCCCCTCCTGATTTTCAATGGTGGCCTTCGCCACACTTCCAGGGGGCACTCCCGAGAATGCTAATGGGCCAACTAACCTGCCTTTCATATAGATGGCAGTCTCATCAGCCCCAAGCCTCTGATCGTACTGAGGATCCCTGCTCTGCTTCAATGTGGCATAGTATGTGACATCTCTGGTGAGTTCCACATAATTACCGGTGGCCGAATCTGTGGCATATCCACTCACCACAGCAAACACCAGGGTGGTATTGGCAAGTGGCGGAGCCGGATTAGTCATCAGACAACAAAACCAAGCAGAGAAGATGATGCCGCTTCAGTGAGACGCTTGAACTCCTGGCCATACAATGTGGCTTCCAGCCCCTTGCCATATACCTTGCCATCTGTAGCGCCAATTTGAGCGCCCATTTGAGCAAGCTGGATGGAAATGATGTGAGCAGCTAGAAAACGTACAGCTCGGTCAGTCTGATCACCAAAGATGTCGGACGATACGTCTGCTGATGCACTTTCAATGGCGCCGTTCACAATTCCCGATGGATGAGGACTGAATTCAGGGAAGCGTTGTAGAAACCCAGAGTAAGTGACCGTCATGCCTTCCCTGTGCGAATGGCTTCAAGGCGACGATTAATCGCATTGCGCACCCTCACGCGACCTTCAATCTTCTTCCAATCTCCGAGTTTGTCCTCATCATGGAGAAGTTCGATGGCCTGGATGGCCTGACTGAGAGGAAGTTGTGAAAGATTCTCGGCGGATTTTGGAATGGTATCAATCTCCACCCGTTCTTTCATTTCCTCAATTGCCCCAATACGAAGAAGACCCTGTACCGTTGGGTTCAGTTTTGCTTCTTCCCATTGCTCATCAGGAATTTCCTGATTAAGACCGGGCGCAAGGCTAATCATGCCTCGCTTTGTAATCACTCCGAAACTGGCCTCTCGCGGCGGATTCTCAAGTTCAGGGCGGTAAGCAATCAACATTGTGTGTTCATAAGAACTGCCAATTAGCTTAACCGCCCTTTTCTTGACAAACTACCTAAGGGCTTCCTCAGGGAGCCTGAACGTAGATGACGCTCTTGGGATAGTACAGAGCGACACCACCCACGCGAGCGTGAGCAGGAACGATGAACTCAAGACCGCGCTGTTGGGGCGGGAAGAGTTCCAGGGGCTGAGGGATGTGCAGTTGCACTTTGCCGGGATCACGCTTGTAGATGACCATCCGGTTCTTGGTCAGCTCGCTCTTGTCGGCATCGAGCTGATTAATGGGCTCAACATTACGGATGAAGGGGTTGGTGCGCAGGAAATATTCCAGCACAGTCACATCCGAAGAATCAGAATTACGAGTGGTGGAAACCACGTTGTAATCTTCCCACGCCATCAGAATGGTGTCGGGCTGCTCCTTCATGTTGGAGCCGTTGATGATGGCAGTAACACCCTGGTTCAGCAGAGCCAGCATGTCTTGTGCAGTGGTGCCAGTGGCAGTGGCGCCAGTGAACCACTTGTCAGCAGCCAGCACGTCAACAGTCGAGTTGTTGAAGAAACCAGCCAGGCTCACAGAGGACTCACCGAACAGGGCCACCTGTTCAACCTTCTCCTCATAAGCACGACGCACAGCGGCGGCGCGGCGCTGCTCCAGAGCCACATTGGCCATTTGAGCAGCACGCAGTTCCTGCACGGTGTAACCAAAGGAACCACCGAAGGAGCGGATGTTGAGGCTCTTCTCGGTTTGGCTCACGTCAGCACGCGGCAGATCGTCCGCAGCGTCAGAAATGAGCTTGAAGTCACCAGTCGCATCCATAATGCGATAGGTGAAGGTTTGTGCGCCAGGACCAGCTTCGCTGGTTACAGGCAGAATGGTGGGATATTTGATGTCGGCATATTCGACTTCAAATACTTGCGGGCGGATGTACTCAAGCTGGCGCTCAAGAAACAGACCCGCTTCATCCATACGAAATTCGCTCATGGTGCCTCCTATCAGGAATCTGCGTCAAGGGTGAAGCTGGGGCCATTCAGCTCCAGCAGGGCGATACCGGCGCCAGTGGTCTTAGACACCCAACGAGCGGAGCTAAGACGACGGGTTTTACCGCTCACGAAAACGTGAGAGAAGCGACCGGGATGAGCGCCAGCAGTGGTGCCAGTGTGAGTGGCATACAGCACGCGCACGGGAGAAGTGAAATCAACAGCGCCAGTAACATACACAGCAACCACGCCTTGATTCACCACATTCAGGGCTTGCTTGTCGGAAGCTGCGGGACGGCTATTGGCATCAACAGCTTTCTCCTCAATGTAGGTGAGAGCATTCACGCCCACCACGGTGTCGCCAGTGGCAGCAATAGTCTTGGCAGAGTTACCAACACTACCACCAGTGTTAACGACAAGCAGATCACCAAAAGCAATGCCAGCGCCAGTTTCGTTGACGAAAGTGGCAACATTGTTATCGGCAATGTCGGCAAATTGACCTTCAAGAGCGGCGGTCAGTTCCAGC